GAGATTAGCAGTAACAGGTAATGCAAGTGCAGGTAACATCTCAACGGGTGGTGCATTAAGCGTAACTGGAAATGCAAACGTCGGTAATATCGGTGCAGCTGCAGGTGTATTTACAAGTGTAAGTGGCAACGGTAGTGCATTAAGTGCAATCGCTGGTGCTAATGTTACTGGTGAAGTTGGGTTCGCTGCCGTAGCAAATAGCGTAGCAGCAGCCAACATCAGTGGTCAAGTAGCAAATGCATTAGTAGCAGGTACAGTCTATACTAATGCACAACCAAACATCACATCAGTCGGTACACTATCAAGTTTAGCTGTGACAGGTAATGCTACTGCCGGCAATGTTTATGCTAATAGCGGCACAATTGGTGCTTCACTATTAACTGGCGCGCTAACAACAGCATCACAGCCAAATATCACATCAGTCGGTACATTAGACTATCTATCTGTAAGCAATAATATTACTTCCAATATGAGCATTTATGCGAATAGCGGTACTATAGGAGCATCATTGCTAACAGGCACATTAACTACAGCGGCACAGCCAAACGTAACAAGTTTAGGCACACTAACTGGTCTTGGTGCAAATGGCAACGTTACAGCAGTAAATATCACAGCAAATACTGGTGTATTTACTGGTAATGGTAGTGGCTTGACAGCACTTAATGCAAGCAATATATCAACTGGTACTCTATCACAATCAAGATTGGCTAATGCATCACTAACTGTTAATGGTACATCAATAACACTCGGTGGTTCAGGGACTATTACAGCGAACACTACACAAACATTGACTTTAGGTTCATTCTTAACCGGAACAAGTTTTAATGGTGGTACAGCAGTAACAGCGGCAGTTGATGCTACATCAGCAAATACTGCAAGCAAGGTTGTTGCTAGAGATGCTAGCGGTAACTTTAGTGCTGGTACAATCACAGCAACACTAAGTGGCGCTGCGACGACAGCAGGAACTGTAACAACAGCAGCTCAACCAAACATCACTAGTGTTGGTACGTTAACATCATTAAGCGTAAGTGGTCAGTTGACGAATGCTAACTTGACTACTGGTGCAAACACAACAGCAGGTAGCTTGACAGGTAACTGGTCATTGACAGCAGGTTCAAGATTACAAGCAACATACGCTGACTTGGCAGAAAAATATGTAGCTGATGCTCACTATGAAGTAGGCACTGTATTACTATTTGGCGGCGACCACGAAGTTACAATGTCAAATGAGTTTGACTCACATAGAGTGGCAGGTGTTGTATCTCATAATGCAGCTTATGTCATGAACGCAGGATGTCAAGGTGAACATGTAGTTGACGTAGCATTGACAGGACGTGTTCCGGTAAAGGTACATGGCCCGATCGCTAAGGGTGACTTGATGGTAACAGGTCCTAATGGTCACGCTGTTGCTAACAACATGGCGCGTGCCGGCACAATCTTAGGTAAAGCATTACATAACTTTGCTGGCGGTGACGGTATAATTGAAATAGTAGTCGGCAGAGTATAATCTCTGCCGGCTTATCTTAACAAGATAAGTATTTTGCGTGACAAACATTTTTCTTTTTGATTACGAGACCCGTCTTAGGTCTTGGGTCGATTTACGCAATAAACTTCTTAGACTACCTGTCAATCAACAAGCAATAGAAGTAGATAGATTTTGGCAACGTGTACCAACACAGCATCATTACCTACACACAGACTTTATAAAAGATTGGCCTAATCCTTGGCAATTATTATCTGACAACACATATTGTAACTATGCCCGCGGTCTGGGTATGATTTACACACTGTTGTTACTGGGCAACAAAGACATTGACCTAGTTGACGCAAAAGATGATAATAGTAACGAAGTGGTATTAGTCCTAGTTGATGACGCAAAATATGTGCTGAATTACTGGCCCGATACGGTAGTAAATAATCACATCACAGATTTTGTGATAACTAGAAAACACGATTTGACACCGCTTTACTCTAAGATAGGTTGATAATGAAAATAAATGTAATAAAAAGATCTGGAAAATCAGAGCCTCTGGCCATTGAGAAATGGCAACAACAAGTAGCAAAAGTTTGTAATGGCATAGCCGATATCAGTCAAAGTATGATTGAGATCAAGGCTCAACCACATTTTCACGATGGTATCACTACAAGAGAGATTGATGAGATCACACTACGCGCCATAGTAGATTTGATTGATAGCGATACTAATCCAGATATCGGTCACACCAATTATCAATATGTAGCGGGTAAGCAAAGACTAAGCATGTTACGCAAAGACGTTTATGGAAGTTATACCCCGCCCAGCCTATATAGTATTGTAAAGAAAAATGTTGAGTTAGGATTGTATACTAGTGATTTATTATTATGGTATACTGAAGAAGATTTCAATAAGATGGATGAGTTCATAGACCATGAAAAAGATGAACAATATAGTTACGCAGCCATTGAACAATTGATTGAGAAATATCTTGTTCGCAATCGTGCTACAAAGGAAATTTATGAGACACCTCAAATTCGCTACATGGTCGCCGCTGCGACTGTTTTCCATAATGAAGAAAAAAGTCAAAGACTACGATACATCAAGGAATATTATAATTGCGCCAGTGACGGATTATTTACTTTGGCTACTCCTGTATTGGCTGGTCTTGGGACTCCTACTAAGCAATTTTCTAGTTGCGTTCTTATTCGCAGTGATGACGATCTTGACAGTATTTTTGCTAGTGGAGAGATGATGGCAAAGTATGCTAGCAAACGTGCTGGCATTGGTCTAGAGATCGGCAGACTACGCCCATTAGGTAGCCCTATTCGCGGTGGCGAAGTTATGCATACTGGCATGATACCATTTCTAAAGAAGTGGTATGGTGATTTACGCAGTTGCTCACAAGGTGGTATCCGCAACGCAAGTGCTACGATATTCTACCCAATATGGCATTATCAGTTTGACGATTTGATCGTATTGAAGAATAACCAAGGAACTGATGAAACTAGAGTGCGTCATATGGACTATGGCGTAGTACTATCAGCATTCTTCTTCAAAAGGTTCAAAAACCGTGAAAATATAACGTTTTTTGACCCCAACGAAGTTCCTGATTTATACGAGGCTTTCTACTCAAATACTCAGAAGTTTGAAGAACTTTACGTCAAATATGAGAAACGTAAGGATTTGCGTAAAAAGACCATGAGTGCTGAAGAAGTATTCAAGGGCGGTATATTGAAAGAAAGAACGGATACAGGCCGTATCTATCTAGTGTTCATTGATAACGTGATGAACCAGGGTCCGTTTGATCCAGAATATCATACGATCTATCAAAGCAATCTATGTTGCGAGATATTGCTTCCAACTAAGCCCTTCAAGCGATTGGACGATCCAGATGGTCGTATCGCATTATGTACATTGGGTAGCATCAACTGGGGTGCGTTTAGAAACCCAGAAGATATGCGTAGAGCATGTCGCATACTACAACGTAGTTTGTGTAATATCCTTGACTATCAGGACTTCTTGTCAATACAAAGCAAGTTGAGCAACGATGAGATACAACCACTAGGCGTAGGTGTCACTAACCTTGCCTACTGGCATGCCAAACGTGGTATGAAGTATGGTGAGAGTGATAGTCTACAAGAAGTCAAAACGTGGATGGAACATCAAGCATATTACCTCACCGAAGCCACAGTAGAACTAGCTAAGGAACGGGGCAAGTGTGTAGACAGTGACAAGACACGTTATGGTCAAGGTGTGTTCCCCTGGGAGCTACGCGCACCAGGAGTCAACAAACTTGCAAACTTCAAGCCTGAACTAGACTGGGAACCACTCAGAAATGAGATGAAACAACATGGCGTAAGAAATGCTACATTGATGGCAATCGCCCCTGTAGAAAGTTCAAGCGTGGTAATCAACAGCACGAACGGCATTGAATTGCCTATGTCATTGATTAGCACAAAAGAAAGCAAGGCTGGTAGTTTCACACAAGTCGTTCCCGAATACAACAAGTTGAAGAATAAATATCAACTCATGTGGGATCAAACTGATTGTGCTGGCTATTTGAAAACAGCAGCGGTATTAGCAGCATATGTTGATCAAAGTATTAGTACAAACACATTCTATAATCCTGCACACTTTGAAGGACGTAAAGTGCCTTCTACACTGATTGCTAAGAATTTGATGTTGGCGCATCAGTGGGGACTAAAGACTTTCTACTACAGCCTAATCAATAAGGCTGGCGCGAAGGTCACGGAAGAATTGCAGCAGGTAGCACAGCAGTCAGTTGATATACCGGTAGAAGAAGATTGCGAGAGTTGTAAGTTATAGACAGCAAAGAAACAAAAAAGTTTGCATGGTTTCCTGTTAGAGTTACAAGCGGCAAAATAGTTTGGATGAACTGGTATTATGAGCATACTATGTTGTATGATCCTAATACACTAAAGCCGCCTCTGATAGGATATCATTATATGTGGACAGAAACTAGCAAAGAAAGAGTTTGGCGTTTACTAAAGGACTAGTAATAATGTTAGAAACAATATGTGATATTTTGGTTGACGCTTATAAGCGTAATTGGATCACTAGCCGCGATGGCAATGTAAGCATACGCCATCATGACCGTGATTATTTTTATATCACGCCAAGCGGTGTACGCAAACAAACACTTCAGCCAGACCAATTCAAAAAGATTGGTATTGTGAAACAGGCAGTAAATCGTAATGTAAGTCTATACAGTCATAATGTATTAGAATATACTGATATAAGTAGCAAACTAAAGCCCAGCGGCGAGCTGCCTATGCATTTTGGATTACAAAAAGAATTAGGACAACATAAGCATGATGTTCGTGTTGTGGTACACATCCATCCTACATATATCGTAGCAGCCATGCATGCCGGTATAGAATTAGATAAGTTAGTCAAAGATTTTCCAGAATTGGGTCGTTATACAAAAGTTGCGCCAAACGTGCCAGATGTGCCACCAATCAGCGAAGAACTAGCACAGGGCGTACATAATAATCTATTACTTGACAATCAGGGCTATACTAAGTATGATATTGTAGGAATAAAAGGGCACGGAGTAGTAAGCATAGATACTAGTCCCTGGCGTGCTTACGAACACATAGAAAGATTAGAACATATCTGTAAGATAGTACTAGCATCAGGAAATTACTAATGAGCAAAGAACAATATAACCTAAAAACTAAAACTGATTATTTGAATCGCAAGATGTTTTTGGATCCAAAAGGTCCAGTAACTATTCAAAGATTTGAAGAAGTAAAGTACAATAAATTACAAAAACTAGAACAAACAGCACGTGGCTTTTTCTGGGTGCCAGAAGAAGTCAGTCTCACTAAAGATGCTAATGATTTCAAAGAAAGTAGCGATGCAGTAAAGCATATCTTTACTAGTAATTTACTACGCCAGACCGCACTTGATAGTTTACAAGGTCGCGGCCCAACGCAAGTCTTTACTCCTGTTGTCAGTTTGCCTGAACTTGAAGCATTGATGTTCAATTGGGGTTTCTTTGAGACTAATATTCATAGCCGCTCATACAGTCACATTATTCGTAACATTTATAATGTGCCAAAAGACGTTTTCAATACTATACACGATACAAAAGAAATCGTTGACATGGCAAGTAGCGTAGGCAAGTATTATGATGACTTACATCTTATCAACTGCCGTGTAGAAGCTGGCGAGAAGGTCAAAGAAGCAGACCACATCAAAGCAATTTGGCTAGCACTAAACGCAAGTTACGCACTAGAAGCGTTCCGCTTCATGGTGAGTTTTGCTACTAGTCTAGCGATGGTCGAAAACAAATTGTTTATCGGTAATGGTAATATTATCAGTTTAATTTTACAAGACGAATTGTTACACAAGGAATGGACCGCTTGGTTGATCAATCAAGTTGTCAAAGAAGATAGTCGTTTCGCAAAGGCAAAAGAACAATGCGAAAGTGAAGTATATCAAATGTATATGGACGTTATCCGTGAAGAAAAAGATTGGGCAGACTATCTGTTCAGCAAGGGTAATGTTATTGGATTGAACGCAAACATTCTAAAAGATTTCGTTGATTATACAGCCGCCACAGCACTCAAAGAAATTGGTATCAAGTACCAACATCATGCACCAAAGATCACCCCGATCCCTTGGTTCAATAAGCATAGTGATACTAGCAAAAAACAAACAGCATTGCAGGAAAACGAAAGCACTAACTATGTGATTGGTGTCATGAGTGATCAACTAAATTATGACGACCTACCGTCATTATAATATATAAAGTAATAAGGAGAATATATGCAAGCAGTAATATGGAGCAAGGATTTTTGCGGCTATTGTGACCTAGCCAAAAGATTATTAGAACAAAAAGGCATCAAGTACGAAGAACGCAAGATTGGTACTGGTTGGACTAAAGAACAACTATTAGAAAGTGTACCCACAGCACGATCAGTACCGCAGATATTTTTGGATGATAAACTTATCGGTGGACATGACGATTTGATAAAATATTTCAATGAGGTAAAATAAGATGGATATCACAAAAGACGAGATTTATACATTCAAGCTCAATAGCGGAGAAGAATTGATTGCTAAAGTAGTTGCTGTGTCAGATACACACTATACCATATCAGAACCAGTCAGTATTGGTCCTAGCCCACAAGGTGGTCTTGGATTAGTCCCTAGTTTGTTCACCTATAATAACCGAGAAAATGTCAGACTAAATACTAGTAGCCTAGCACTAGTAGCCCAAACTGACGATAATGTAAAGACAAAATACATTGAAGCAACGACTGGTTTACAAGTGCCTGGTAAGAAAGTATTACTAGGATAAGGGAATGTCAGGAAAGAAACTCAGCAGAAAAGGTGATAAAAATACAACCGGTGGGGTATTACAGCAGGGGGCAAGCACAGTATTTTGCAATAATAAGCCAGTAGCATTGCACCCTTGCAAAATAAGTCCGCATAGCCCATCATCCCCTAGCATTCATAAAAATGCGGTCACTACGGATGGTAGTCCTAGTGTTTTTGCTGAGAATAAACCTGTTGTACGTGTTGATAGCAAAAATAATTGCGGTCATCAAATCGTTCAAGGAAGCGGGGACGTTTTCGTCCCTTAATAAATTATGGCAGACACAGGAATTCAAAGCCCGCTAGGTGTCAATGTTGTAGCCGCAACCATACTTAATGAAGGCTTAAGCATCAATCCTGTTGCCCAACGACTAATTGGATCTAGTAAAACAAATAGCGAATACACTCCCGGTTCGATTATTAATGACACATGTTTATCTTGGGTCACTCAAGCAGTTCAAGCAGCCTATTATTCAAATGGTTTTAGTGAAGATGGATTGAACCCTACTGAAATAGTAGGCGATCTGGTCGGTATTACAAATTATCTAGGCATATTAACTGTTAAAAAAGTTAACAGAGGTGGCATCATTCCTAGAAATTATTTTGTAGTTGATGATATGCCGGTCGTATTGCCTAGTAGCCAGATGACGGGACTTGGCGCTAGATTTATAATTACAGAAATGGGCGAAACTGACTGGGCTTTACAGGATATATATGGTATTCCCCCTTACAGTGAGGATATGAAAAAATATCAATATGTCATTGAACAGAACGGTCCTCCCGGTGGACCATACCAGACAGATTTTACAGTTGTAGGTGCTCCCTCAAATGATGAAGGAACCGTTTTTGAATGTAACACAGTGGGACCTAGTTTACCAGGATATAGTCAGGGGCAAGTTAGAAGATTAGGCTATAGTGTCGGGACAGAAATTTTTTCTAACGGTAGCGGATTAGGTTATACTACACCGGGTAAAGGTAAAGCGTTAACGCTACAATTTTATATCGGTAATTTGATTTCAGGCGACGGAAACACTCCGGGTAGCCAATGGCAGGTATATTTCTTAGACCCGGGCACTGGAAGACCAGGTAGATGGTGTTTAAATTATACACCTGATGTTGCCGAATACATGAATTTTACAGATCATACGTTTAGATTTTATGTTAACAATCTAACTTATTATAATTCTAACATTGACAAGGCTACCTACGATAATTTGCTAGCGATGGGACAAAGTAGAATACCTGCATTATCAAATAGTCTGCCTCCAACATATCTTGTTAATGATCCAAGTAATGTATGGCAAGGTCAAGCCACAAGCGGTTATGCTATTGAAGGTGACGTTGGTCAAGGACAAGAAGCAACATGGTTCCCTTATGATACTGACAACAATAATTATTCTGTAACTCAGTGGGGATTTTTACGTTGTCTAGCATTACAAGCATGGAATGTTTTCAATTGGCAAGGCTCAAGTCCTTTAAACGAAGAACCAGAATATAAAAACTATGCTACACAATTTGTAACGATTACTGGATTCTTGGAACAGTCTAATCAAGCGATAATGGCGTTAAGAAATTCTATTACCTTCTTAGAAGGCACCTATAGCAATATGAATGATTTAATTACTGCCGATATTACAGGTGTAAGTTTATCAACACAAGCATTTGGTCAAGACTTGATTAATTTAGGCGGCGCTTTAAATCTAAGCAAAATAAGCATGTTTGGTTTGCCGTCGACCTTATTATACAATTTGCAAACAAACAATGCATTAACTAGACCTGTAATCTTATCACTTTTATTATCTCAATTATCACAACAAGAAATAGATGATATAAGTGCTGGTACTGTGACCGCGACTACTATTCAAGAACAAAAAATTTATTCGTCATTTTTAGCTATCGGCGGAAAAGATTTAAAAGAAATATTAAAAATATTAAATTGTAAAACTAAAGGTATAGTGAGATTATCTGATTTATTAAATGTTGGAAAAATGTTCCCGATCAGTTATACTACCTTAACTGTACCTATATATAATACAACTCCAAGTCCTAACAATAGCAAAACATACTACTTGTTGTTTGTTGATAGAGAATTAAATCCTCAATTATTGACACCTAGAATAAAAGAGGTTGTTGGTCCGATCATTCCACCTGTGCAACCACCTATCATTGAGCCTCCTCCTGTGCTTCCTGTCATCGAAGAAGAAATTTTTGTGCAGGTACCGGAACCAGTCGTACTACCATTACCAGAAATTATTCCAGTTATAGAACCAATTATTGTATTGCCCCCACCAGTACCGGATGTGCCATTGCCGAAACAGGACCCACCACCGCCTCCATTACCTGAGCCACCGGCGCCGACACCTCCACCAGCAAGAACAGGCGGCGGCGGTTGCGTAGCACTAGAATCATTTATACCATTAATCGAGACAGAGCAAAAGCACAATGGCAGAGAGATAACAAAGGCTTGGATGCTAGAGACTGGTATGAAGATAAGTCTTGGCACAGAAGAACTAAGTATAGTAGATGGTCAAGTAGTCAAAACATTAAACGACTATCAGCCGTGTGTGCGTATCAGCACAAGTGATGGTATAACATTAGTGTGTTCAACCACAGCACCGATACTCACAAAAGATAAGGGTTTCATTCCAGCAACAGAAGTATACGGCAAGCGTGTAGCAGTCATGCGCAACGGTCGCACTTGGTATGATGAAGTTGTCGGACTAGAAGATGTTGGTATGAAGTTTGTGCGTGTTATAGATGCAGGTAACAATAGTTTTTGGGCAGGCGAACGTCCCGGAGCATTCATATTACACCACAACGTACCAATCAATGATAAACTAAACTTTGATAAGAAATAATTATGGCAGACGAATATAATTTTCAGATACCGAAAGAAGGATTCGATAGTTATCTTTATGGTATTATACCAGAAGATCAAGCTGTGTTGGCTGGCGCATTTGGCGTCAGTATGCAACAGATAAAAAATATAAATGAAGTTGATCCGAAAACTTTTGCTAAAGTTGTTTATAGTTTAGAAACAAATAATGGATTGAATCTTACTAATGGTACAAACGTCCCAACAGAAACTTTTAAAGTAGATGCAGCATTATCTAAAGTTGCATTAGGCTCAGGCTTATACGGAACGTATACTCATAGCGACTTTGTTGGTTCTATGACTGCACTACCTTATCCATTACAGAATATTTACGACGGTATAAAACAATTACAAACTGAAACTCTAATTAACATTTATAAGGAAATTTGGGAGCTTTGCACATATAGTCGTGCAATCATCAATATTACCTTTAGCCAGTTTGATGAATTTGAGAATCCATTGCCACCTGAAGAATTTAGAATTACAGGCGCAAGTGTTTTATATTCAGGTGGGGGATACGATCCTAATAGTCCTCCTCTCTTAAAACAAGAACAAACTCAACCAACTCCGCAAATAGGCACATTGACAGTAGGGAGTGATCCAAATGATGCCTCTACATATAAAAGAATAACAGGGGTAACTTTGCTCCCTGCCTATCAAGATGCAATTATTACAGGAGCATTGATACCTAGAGTTGTCCCCGATCCCCCACCTGATGCATACGGAGATATTGATGATGGCGGCGCATGGGCAGCAAGACAAGCAAGAATCAATGAATTGATAATTGCAGCTGATGCTGAAATACAAAGCATTCTTTCTAGTAGCATAGAGAATTTTAATAAGGCAAAATTATTAAATGCAAATTGGAATGCATTAGGCACAGCATTAAAGATTGAGCAAAGAGCAAGATATAC